TTGATCGTTTGTAAACTTATCTATATCTCTTATAATACCAAACTGTCTGTAATCATTCTGTACCAAGACACCATGATTCTTTTCATTATTTATAGTAGATGTAAACATCAAAGTATCTGCAAATAACTCTTTAACTGGATCGCTTCCATGACCTCCTGTAGGAGAAATAATAGCTGATACATTAGCGTTTGCACCATTACCTGTTATAGTAACATTTGCAAACGTATACCCTGCCCCCGGGGATTGTACGGTAATATAACTTATAGTATTATTTGTAAGCACTACATTACCTGCAAACCCTGACCCGTCTCCTGTAACTACCACATTGGCATAAGAATAACCACTACCTACATTGGCAATTCTAAAAGCATGAATACCCCCATCAATAGCTGATAATTCAACTACTGTCTGTAAGGTATCTAGATCATCTACGGAAAGATTAGGAAAAGCATTAGCGCCACTCCCGGTAGCACTTGCAAAAGTTATTTCTAAATGAGTATACCCATTACCGCGTTCTTCTATTATAACATCTTCTACTTGTCCAGCAGCATTAACGAAAGGAGTTAAAACTGCTCCCGTACCATCACCTATCAAAGAAATAGTAGTATTTAAATTTGATGAATAATTAACACCTCCATCTTCAATTAATACTCTTTCCAATTGCCCATTAACCAGTACCGGGGTAAGGACTGCGCTGGTAGAGAAGTTTAGATTAGCTGTAGCATTAGAGGTGGGTTGACTGTTACCAGTAGTTACTATACTGATGGTGGTATTTGACCTTGCAGCAGGGGAATAACCATAACCTTTATTAGTTAAATTAACTGCAACAATTGAATTACTGGTACCACCATAAACAAGACTTGCAAATGCATTGGCTGTTGGCTGAGAAGCACCAGTGGTTGCTATAGTTACAGTAGTATTATTTCTTACATTGGTAAAGTACCCAGCTCCTGTGCTGTAGATACTAACATTACTGATATTATTAAATTCACTGTGTCCAGAATAACCTGAATTGTTTATTCTTATATTGGCAGATTTATACTTTGCACCTATATCATCTATCAATACTTTAATAAATTCACCAGAAGTATTAAATACCGGTCTAATATTAGCAATTGAATTACCTAAACCACCAGTAAATTCACCAAGCACCGAAAGCGAAACCAATGCGTTACCGGTGTACCCAGAGCCATTACTATCAATAGTTATACTACTTACTTCACCCCTAGAATAAAAAGCATTGGTTACTGCTCTTTGTACAGGCATGAAAGAAGAGGTAAGAAATCTATTCTGAGCCGATAGGGGGATAGTATACATATACTTCCATATATACCCATCGGCAGTAGTCAGCGTTGTTACATCTTGTCCAAAGGGTTCAACAGTTGAAGCTGCCCCGTTGTTATTAAATATACATTTATATACTGCAAAGGTGCTAGTCAATACATAAAATTGTGCGGCTTTTAAACTGGTTGCTCCAGACTCTGCTGTAGCCGAGGCGCTGTAATTACCATCATACTGATCATATACAGTACCTGTTTCCCAATCAATTCTTGGTACGACAAAAGATACATCTCTTAAATTTATTCTCTTAATACTTAAAATACCATTTCGTGTATAGTCTTCGTAAGCCTTAGTTACCTCAGGTGTTCCGGGTGTAGCGGGTACAGCCCATTCTAAAATATTACCAATAAAATAGTAATAGTTAGCTCTACGAGACAAAAACTCATTATAAACCGACTCCACCAATGAGCGGTGAATGGTATCTTTTAAAAGAAAAGACATGTTATGCTACAGTAACGTTCCAGGTAATAACAATAGTATCTCCTACTGCTTTATTTACAGTGCTAAAGGTTGTACGGCATAGCATGTTACCCGTAGAGGCCGCATTCAGAATAGCTGCCTCAGTCAAAGCACCTGTTGCAGTACCTGCAGGAAATGTAGCTACATAAGTAAGAACGTTAGCTGTACGGGCAGTAGAGTCAAATACTACTCGACCTAATTCTCCCCCTAATGCTGTTTGACTGGTAGCTGCAGCAGTATTATCCGTACCCAATGCCATGTGACTGGGAATTGCAATTGTGTTACCAACCAGACGAGCTGCAATAACTTGCTTTCCTACTGCTACTACCAGATTATCTATTTTACGATAATCTTTTTGAATACCCTTTTCATCAAGAAGAATAACTTCAAGATTACCTTTAATACTTACTGATTCTGTAAACATGTTTTTTCCTTAAAAAGTTCTTTTTATATATTTATATTATTAAAACGTAATCACTGGGGTACCAGCATAAATTTCATCAAAGTAATCTATTGCATAATCTACAAGTATGCCTGAACCAGCATCTGTGATAGAAACATTACTTAAATTATTATCAATATTTTTACTAAATACCTGCAATAACTCATCAGAAAGGGATTGATTGTCAGATAAGTTATAACCCACTACAAAACCTAAGGTATCTAATATAGTTACATTATCTGAGAATGCCGCAAGATACTGAATTAAAGTAAGTGAATCTGATATAGTAATAGTATCAGATACTGGTTTATAAACATCTAAAGATATAAGATTATCAGATATGCTTAAAACATTTGCAAGAGGTTTTTGTAATTGATATACTTTACTATCTAGAATATTAAATACACTGTTAAGTTGGGTAAATACGTTTTTAGAAGAAACTACTTCTACATTGGCACTGACATTTGCAGTTGATGTAAGTGCTCTATTTACAAATAAATTAGTACCAGCTTGATGAACTAATTTTTTAACAATATCATAGAAAACACTTATATCAAGCTCAGATTCAACTTGGTAGGCAAACGGCTGGTACAGATTTTTGTCTTGTAAGCGCACATCAGGTTCAGATAAGAAGCCTTGGGTAGCAATATATTCTCCCGGATATCTGGCTACAGCTCCTATAGTAAACGTTATGATAGCGTCAGAAGGATTAGTAATACCTACATCTGTTGCTGAAGCAACTACTTGAGAGGTCGTACTTGAAGAAGCTAATAAATTACCAGTATAAGCAAAAGGTGTAACATAATCTGAATCAAAATATCTGGTTGGATCTGTAATAGAATGAACTCCTATTAAAGTAAAACTTTCTTGGAATCCCCCTGTAGTAGTGGCAAAGTATTTTGTAGATGATGCTACCCCTAATGCATTAGATAAATTAATAGTAAAATTACTACTATAATTATATCCATAATTAATAAATTTTACTGTTTGAATAGATCCATTAGCTCCAACCCTGGTAATTCTAACTAAGGTATCTTGACCTCCAATGGTAAGATTAAATACTTCTCCTACTCTAAATCCCGTACCCCCAAAACTAACTTCATATGAGGTAGTAGTTGGCTTTACAATACCAGTAAAAATAGTACCTGCAGAGGAGTCTACAAATACATTATCATCTATTTCAAAAGGAACATCTACTAAACTCTTATAAAATATTTCATACAGATTGGTAGCTAAACTTTTTACTCTGACTATTTCAACAGTATAAGCAATATTATTTTTTACAAGATTTAAAAACCTATCTTGGAGATTTGTTACACTACCTGAGGTTAATAGTACACGTATAGATGTACGAAAACTCCATTTTCCATCTGATGGTCTTAATACAAAATCATAAGGATGACTGGTAGTAGCAACAGTATCATATAAAACTTTAAAAAGAGTTTCTATAGAAAGGGTACTGCCCTTGGCCTTATATAGACCTTCTATCTTTTTAACTAAGAGTGATTTATTAACCTGAAGACTTATAGGCAGATCATTTGCATAATTAGTTAAAAAATAATTTACAAAACTAGATGTAGTTTTATCTATATCACTGTATTGTCTGGCATTTTGTACTAGTTCAAGAGCGCCTTGATCTTGCTCTAAAAATTTATAATAATACTCTAAAAACGCCACAAAGGTTGTATAGTCAGACCTGATAAACTCAGGTAGCTGACTGTTTACAAGCTCTGATACTTTTTCGTTAATTCTGGTAGTTGCCATATTATACAGATGACGTTACATTAATTGTTGTACCGGCTACCAGGCCCCCGGTCTTATTAGTTGTAGTATCATCTAGTAATAAAATTTCATTTCTTGAAACAGTCAAATTATAATTAGCTTCCTGTATGGTTCCTGTAATCCTGATATCTGTTACCCCGGCAGGAATACCCGATGGGGTAATACCAGTTAATGAGATAATTCCTGTTCCATAATCTACTGTACCGACATTTGAAGATACAATAGCATTATTAACAATGTTAACAAGTCTTAATACACCTGAACCGGTATCACTTGGGGGTGTGTCATTTGGTAGATCAGTAATTTTTACCAGTGTAGAAACTCCACTAACAGAGATAAAAAAGAAGCTTGAAAGTATAGATCCAGGCTTTAATGGATTTCTAAACTTTACAGCGGTATCCCCGGTAAATAAATTGGAAGTATTTAACACCGGTATAATTCTGCGTTGCAACTTTAAAGTAAGCAAAGCACTGGTAATAGAGCTATTGGTGCTAAGAATATCTTTTATTAGAGCAGAATGAATATAATTCTTATTAAACTTTTGTACGTTATTAGTAAAGAAGTTAGTTATGGTAGTATTAACCTGGGCTCTTATTTGTTCAGAAGATAAGGTAGTAATAGAAGAATTAAACTTTATATCAGCCGTAAGATTAACAAAAAAGAGGGAAGGATCAACAAAGACCGGGGTAACAGTAATACCTTGCTTAGACTTTAGAATATTATTTTTAATAGATTCTTTTGTAGCATCAGAGATAGTAAAAGATGAAAATGGTTTTAGAGATATAATTACTCTACCATAATAGGGAGGATCATTGTCCTCTCCACCCCATACCGAAACAGATTCTGCTCCTGCATAATTAGCTAAGATCAACGCCTCATAATCGGTAGCAGTAACTGCTCTATTCTTTGCTGCATTAACCCTGGGTGCATTAAACTTAATAGAGGTAATACTTTCAGCATCCGCACCACCTGTTGAATTACTGTTAACGGTAATTGCAATACTACTTGATCCTCCTATTGTGGTTCCGGCGGTAAAGGACTGAGATACAGTACTAGATACGTTAACTACAGAACCTGTAGCAACCATGTACTGTACAGTAATAATATTACCAAATGCTAAACTCTTACCCAGTACCCCATCTCCGAAAAATATTTGATACTTACCCTGGGGATTCTGTTCAAGAAAATAGATTTCTGATGTATCACTTATCCCGGTAATATCGGTAGATAGAGAATAGGTGGTAGTTGTGGTATCAGAAGATGAGGTCTGTACGCTGACTTTAATAGT